CTAGATGCAATGGCACAGGGTAAAATAAAGCTAGGTAAAGGAGTAAATCAAGTAACAAAAGCAATTAAAGAAGAAACTAAAGCTATAAGAGAACAAGTAGAACTACAAGAAGCTCAAAACATTATAGTTCAAGACCAATTAGGTTACTTAGAAGAACTACAAAAAGAAAACGGAAGATATAATAGAGGACAAAAAGCTATTCTTGATACTGAAGAATTTCTTTTACTTTCAAGAGATTTGCTTATTAAAGCAGGTATAAAAGAAGCTAAAATGTTAACAGATTCAAACATAGCTCAAGATGAAAGATATTCCATATTAGTCAAACTCAATGAAGGTTTAAACAATAACGTTGAAATTCAAAAAGCTGAAGCACTTCTCCTTGAACAGATGAAAGGTGGGAAAATTGAGGATGCAAATCAAACTGTAGCAAACATAACTAGATTAAAAGTTCAAAGAGAAGAGTTCTTAAAATACCTAGAAACTTTAGACAAGGGTAAAGAAAAAGAATCTGATTTTGTAAAAACAAAGAAAAAACTATCTGCTGAATTGCTACAACTACAAATAGATGATGCAGAAAAACTATTAACTCTTCAAAAAGAAGCAAACCTAAAAGAATTAAATGAAACGGAATATACTGCTGATGAAAAAAATGAATTAAGAGTTCTTTACGAATCAATATATTTGGAAGAACTTAAAGATTTAAGAGAAAGTAATTTAGAAGATTTTAAAGAGTTTGCTGAAGAATCAGTTCAAGAATCAATAGATGTTATAGATGATTTGTATAAGCAGTTTTTAGATAAAAATAAACAAGCTGGTAAAGATGCACAAAAATTTATATCTGATTATATTAGAACACAGCAAAATGAGTTAAGAGAGTCAAGAGAGCAAGAAAGAATACTCAACCAAGCTTTTTCTTCAACAGCAAGTGTGTTAAATTCTTTAAATGATTTAAGGCAAGAACATCACCAGGCACAGCTTGACAGATTAGCCAGAGAAAGGGATGTTGTTTTAGCTAATGATACATTAACACAAACAGAAAAAGAAAAAAGAATTAATGCAATAGAGTCTAAAGAAATAGAAACACAGAAGAAAAAGATAAAACTAGAAAGAGATATGTTTACTATTGAGCAAACTTTAATGATTGCTAAAACAATAATGAACGCTAGATTCTATGCTCAACAACAGTTAATGATGGCAGGTATTCAGGCACAACAAGCAGGAGATGCAGTAACATCTATAGGTCTTGAAGCTAGCAAAGAGCTTGGTAAAGCAAGTATGTCGTTAGGTAGTTTTATGTCTGCACTAGGTCCTGCAGGTGTTATTGCTTTTGGTGCTTCGATAGGTGTTGCTTTAGCAAGTATTAAAAAAGCAAGAGATGCTGCAAAAAATCAAATAGCTAATTTGGTTCCTGGTGTATCAAGTGTTGGTGGAGGTTCTTCTCCTAGTGTACAAGCTCCTGCATTCAACGTAGTAGGTGCTACACAAGAGAGTCAATTAGCTCAAGCTATATCTGGGCAAGATGATAAACCAATAAAAGCATTTGTGGTAGCATCTGATATATCAACAGCACAAGAACTTGAACGTAGTACGATAGAAGGTGCGTCAATAGGATAATAAAACAAAATAGACCGAGTAAGGTTATTTAGATATGGAGAAAATAATAGAACTTATTATAGACGAAGAAAATGAGATTAGTGGTATTGAAGCTATCTCTGTCGTTGAAAACCCAGCAATAGAAGAAGACTTTATTGCACTAAAAGAACATAAAGACGTTAAACTTGCAGAAGTAGATGCAGAACAAAGGATTCTTATGGGTCCTGCACTTATTCCTAACAAGAAAATATTTAGAAAAGGTACCGAAGAAGATACTGATTATTATATATACTTCTCTGAGGATACAGTTAGAAAAGCATCTGAATTATTCTTTATTAAAAGTAAACACCAAAACTCTACATTTGAACATTCATTTGAATTATCTGATATGTCAGTTGTAGAATCTTGGTTAATAGAAGACCCAAAGAAAGATAAAGCTGCTGCTTATGGATTTGACCTTCCTAAAGGAACTTGGATGGTTTCTATGAAAGTATTAAATGATGATGTATGGAAAGCAGTAAAAGAAGGAGAAGTAAAAGGATTTTCTATTGAAGGTTATTTTGCTGATGGTATGGAAAGACCTAAAGAGAGTGTAGAAGAAAATGCTTGTTCTGATTGTTTAGATGAACTGAACGCAGAATATGAACTTGCAGAAGTACTAGCTGCTCTTACAGAAGAAGTAGAGCTTGAGTCTTATGGAGGTTATCCACAATCTGCAAAGAACAATGCTAAAAGAGGTATTGCTTTAAACGAAAAAGTAAACAATAAGTGTGCAACTCAAGTTGGTAAGGTTAGAGCTAGACAGCTTGAAAAGGGAGAAAACTTTACGTTATCTACTCTTAAACGCATATACTCATATTTATCAAGAGCATCTGCTTATTATGAGCCAGGTAACAATGAAGCTTGTGGAACTATATCATATTTATTATGGGGTGGTAAATCAATGCTTACTTGGACAACATCTAAATTAAAAGGGCTTGATGCAATAGAAGCATCATCAACAATTATAGATGGTAGAGCTGCTTATACTACGCAAGAAGAAGCAGAAAAAGCTGCTGAAGACATAGGTTGTTCAGGGTATCATACACACGAGTACGAAGGAGATGTGTGGTATATGCCTTGTGAGGAACACAATTTAAAGCTTCCTTGCACAGAAGGATATGAGCAGATAGGAATGAAAGATAAAAATGGTAGAAAAGTTCCTAATTGTGTTCCAATAAAATGATAAAAAGAAATAAAAAAGCAACAGTAAGTAACTCTTCACCAAAGAGTTCGTCAAGAGGATGTTTATGTCCTGATGGAAGAACTTACTCTACAAAATGTTGTGATGGAACACTTCAAGCTCAAGGAGTTGGTAAAGTTTGAAAATACAACAATTAAATTTTAATCAGTAATAATTATAAATAAAAGTATCTTATGAAAGCAAGTGAAATTGTAACAAAAATCAAAGATGTTCTTTTATCAACTAATTCAGAAGAAGTAAACACTCCTGATGTTGAGTTAAAAGACGAAGCTCCTAAAGCTAAAAAACAAGAAGCTAAGAAGGAGAATAAAGAGGTAGCTCCTAAAGCAGAAGTTAAAGAAGTAACTTATTCTGCAGAAGAGCCTACTGACGAACTACAAGAGGAAAACTACGAGGAGAATCCAGTAGAAGAAGCTCCTGCTGTAGAATATGCTACTAAAGATGAAGTTTCAGAACTTAAATCTATGGTAGAGAAATTAAGAGGTATGATAGAAGCTAAAGACGAAGCTCAAGAAGAAGTTCCACAAGAACTATCTGCTGATGAACCTGCTGAAGCAATCTCTCATTCACCAGAAAACGAAGTAAGTGATAAAATAGGTGTTAGGTTTTCTCCAAACGCAAATAGAAACACTACTTACAATAGAGTATTAAACGCAATAACTAATAATTAAATTAATTTAAAATGGCAACAACAACTTCAATAACTACTACTTACGCTGGTGAATTTGCTGGGAAATATATTTCTGCAGCTTTATTATCAGGTAAAACTTTAGCAGAAGGTAATATTACAGTAGTACCTAATGTTAAATACAAACAAGTAATGAAAAAAGTGGCAACAAATGACATCGTTAAAAACGCAACTTGTGATTTTGATGACACATCAACACTTACTCTTACTGAAAGAATCTTAACTCCAGAAGAATTCCAAGTGAACCTTGAGTTATGTAAAAAGGATTTTAGAAGTGACTGGGAAGCTGCACAAATGGGATATTCTGCATTTGACAACTTACCATCTTCTTTTTCTGACTTTTTAATTGCACACGTTGCAGATAAAGTAGCTCAAAGAATGGAAACTAACATCTGGACAGGTGCTAACGGAACTACTGGTCAGTTTGATGGATTCATCACTACTTTAGGAGCTGATTCTGATGTAGTTGACGTAACAGGTACTGCTTCAACTGCAGCTAACATTATTACAGAGCTTGGTAAAATTGCTGACGCAATTCCATCTACAGTATATGGTGCTGAAGATATGACTATCTACTTACCTTCTAATATGTACAGAAACTACATTAGAGCTTTAGGTGGATTTGGTGCTTCAGGATTAGGAGCAGCAGGTACTGACAACAAAGGTACACAGTGGTATAACGGTGGTGCTGGTCTTCAGTTTGATGGTATTCAAATTGCATTAGCAACAGGATTATCTGATAATGATGCTGTAGCAGCACAAAAATCAAACTTATTCTTTGGAACAGGTCTATTATCTGACCAAAACGAAGTAAAAGTGATTGATATGGCGGACTTAGACGGTTCTCAAAATGTGAGAGTTGTTATGAGATTTACTGCTGGAATCCAGCACGGAATTGGAACTGAAGTAGTATTATACGCTACATCATAATAAATAGATTGTTCAACTTAAGAAAGGGTAGGTAAGCCTTGAGCCTACCACCCTTTTTTTATATAAAAAATAAAAATTATGGCTTGTGATTTAACTTTAGGAAGAAAAGAACCTTGTAAAGATGTCGTTGGTGGAATAAAAAACATTTATTTCGTTGACTTCGGAGATTTAGGTACTGTAACACTTACAGATGACGAAATAACTAATATTACTGGTGCTTCAGGTGCATTAACTGCTCGTAAGTATGAGTTAAAAGGTAATTCATCATTAGAGCAAACAGTAAATTCTTCAAGAGAAAACGGAACTACATTTTATGAGCAAACATTAAACATAACACTTAAGAAGTTGTCTAAAGCAGATAATAAAGAGTTAAAATTAATGGCTTATGGAAGACCACACGTTGCTGTTGAAGATTACAACGGAAACTTTATGATGGTTGGTTTAGTAAACGGTGCTGACGTATCTGGAGGTACTGTAGTAACTGGAGCTGCAATGGGTGACCTTAGTGGTTATACATTAACATTAACTGGTATGGAAACAACTCCAGCTAATTTTATGAAA